TTTCGATAGCAGGGTCGGGCAGTCGGTAGCCGTGCCGAAGCGCGTACCGTTGCCAGCCTTTGCGGCCCGTCGCCGCCGCGTAATCACAGCCGTGTTGTCGTCCGAACGCCTCAATCGTGGGGCCTAGCTCGCTCATCGCTTTGAGCGTCCCGCCCGCTGCAAAGACGTGCATCACCTTGTGGCGCGGTGACGTGATGAACTCCCCGACCATGCAGCCTTCTTCGTGCATGAACAGGTGGAAAGCGCCTGTCTGGACGCCGTGCCAGACTTCGTCCGGCGTCCACCCCGAACCCTTAAGGGCCGAGGCGATCCAGCCCCTAACTTTCGAGTCCAAGGGCCTTCGCCAGATCGCTATGTTTGTATGAACGGTCGGGGAACAGGATCAGGTCGCCCTCATCCACGGCCACAGAGACGACCGTAGGGGCTTCTGGGTCGCCGTAGCTCACCAGCGCCCGGTTTCCGATGACTTCGGCCTCCACGCCCTCAGGAATGGCATCCACGGCGATCCTCACAGCGCCACCGCCGACAATGCGCCCGCGTTCGACACCACGACGTTGAACCGCGAGCCGTTGGGGGACGAAAGGATCAGCCGCTCAGTCCCGGCGACCTCCACGTCCTGCTGCTTCTTGCGGTTTTCGGTGTCGCGTTGGTCGAGCGTCTTGCGGAAGCGGTCCTGATCGTCTTTTGAGTAGGCACCTGGTGCTCGCGGAAGGCTCATCGTCCGCTCCCTCTCTTCACGTCAAACCGTGGCTTGCCGAGCCGGAAATCCACGTCAGCGTCGCCCGTGTAGGTCACCGACACCATGCGACCGGAGAAGCGCAGATCGGTCTTCGTCGCCGCATCCACAGCCGCAACCGAGACCGGCGTGTCCAGCGGGTAATCACGCACCGAGAATGACGCCGCGATGCTCCCCAAGGTGTTTTCGTCGGGGATGTAGGCATGAACCTCCATCGTCGTGTCGCCTTGGCCAAGCTCAACCGGGCCTGACGTGGCGAACGGCTGGCGAGCGTCCTTCAGGTCTCCGGTTTCGTGCGAATAGACGTAGCCGTTCGCCCCGACCAGTTGGGGAAATTGCAGGACTTCCCGGTCAACGCCGCAGAGCCGGGCAAGGGTGCCAATGCCCCAATGGTTTTCGTGGTAGTTGTAGAACACATAGCGGTCGCACTCTTCGGAGTCCGCCGAGGGGTAGTGCCACCAGACTTCGCCCCAGAGCGAGTTGTGCCACGCCGAAACCTTGGAAATCTGAACCGTGTTGATGTCGGAGAAGACATAGTCCGACACCTCGCAAGGGAGGTCGTCAACGTAGCCGTTGTAGGTCCAGAAGCCGTTGGTGCCCATCCAATAGGCTTTGTCGTCAACGGTCGCGACGCAGTTCTTGGAGATGACCCCGCAGCCCGTTGCAAGCTGGTCGAACGAATAGACGAAGGGCAGGCCCTCGTACTTCATAAAGTACACGTCAACGTCGGTGAAAATCAGGTTCCCGCCGCGCACCCGGTGCCCGCTCTGAAGCGAGCCGTTCGTCTGGAGCCGCTTGCCGCCCGCAAGATTGGTTGAGGAGGGCGTCCAATCGGTGTTGTCCTCCGCATCGCACCAATCGACCGCGCGGGGGTCTTCGTCCGACCCAAGGGCGACCATGATGCGTTCAGCGGTGACAAAGATCGACTCGGCAGTCGGAGCGCCGGAGATAGGCGCGGCGACGGTGGAGGCGTTTAGTTGCCATTCGTAGATGGTCGAGCCTGCGGTGCCGACCAGATATTCGCCCCAGGTATCCAGCGCCCACACCGTCGCCGGGATGATGTTGGTCGAGCCGAGGCGCGGCGTTCCGTAAAGCCCGCGCCCGTACAGCCCCTCACCATAGCCGCCGCCATAGACTGCATCCGCAAGTCCGACCGTGTAGCCGACCGGCGTGATGTCGTTGACCGAACCCGAGCGCGACACGGCGTAGAGCTTGGAGTGGGTGCCTACGCCCGTCCATGCCGCGTTGGAGTTGCTGACCCAAGTGATAGCGCAGCGGGCCTTGCCAGACAGTGCGGACGACGAACGCGCGACCCAACCGCCAACGGGGCGGGCCGTGCCTTCATGCCAGCGCCACAGGTCCGCGTCGTAGAAGCGACCCGAGGCCTGATACCGCGTTCCGTTACGATAGACCCCCGGAGGGATGTCCAGCGTGATAAGGCCCATCAGATAAAGCCGGAGACCGAGATAACGGCGGGGTCTTGCGTGGACCAGTAAATCCGCACCGAGCCGGTCGCGGTGTTGTCGTAGCCCTCGGTTGTCCCTGTCGGGTTTTTGCGCGAAACATGGACCGCATAGGACGTGGACGGCAGCGCGTTCGTGAACGTCAGATCGGCTGTCGCGACGCCGCCCGCTTCGGTGATGTTGGAAATGCTGGCCACGTTCGTCGCCGCTGCAATCGTCGGGGTTGAGCCGTTTACGCTGGTCGAAGTGATGATGCAGCCGAACGCGCGGCCATAGCCCGCCTGGAACGTGCCCGCGCCGGTCAGCACCTTGTGCTGGTCGCCAGCCGCAGCAGCCGGAACCGCGCCCTTCGTGCCCGCGACCGATTGAGACGCCCCCACGACCGCATTGATCATGGCCGTGGCTTCCGTCACGGTCAGCCGTTCAGCCTCGCCCGACGTGCCCTCGTTGCGCCCCATGATCGTATTGGCGGGCATCGTGTTGAGCATCGACAGGTCAGCAGCGATCTGGCCCAGCGAGACGTTGAGTTCAGTGCCCCATGTGTCTTCGTCAGCGCCAACCGTTGGGGTTGCGCCCGTGTAGGTGATAGCGGTCATGGGGTGACTCCGGCCTGAACGCGAAGAACCCCGCCCGTCTGGCGTCTGATCTCGCGGCGGTTAATGCTGTCGATTGCGTCGATGAAGAACGACCGCCACACCGGGATGCGCTCGTCATCACGCAGGAACGGCGCGGCCTGAAGCAATGCGCCGTAGAGGTACACGTCGGGATGCTCACGCAGCAGCCAGTTATACGGCACCGAGGCCGACAGCGGACAGAAGCTCTTAGTCAGCCGGATCGTCACCGTGCCGGTAGGGGCCAGCCGGAGAACCTGGCCGTCCACCGTGTAAAAGCCCGGATTGGTGCTGACGACCTCGCCCACCCGATCCGGGGACAGGTACGTCAGCGGGTTTCCGGCATAGGTTACCGAGGCGATTTCATCGGCGCTGCACGGAAGCCGCCAGCCGTCTTCGCCAATCTCAACGTCGGCGTAGTTGTCCACCCGACCGATGGAGGTGATTTCCCGAGCCATCACGGCTTCGGCCAAGGTGATGAAGTCAGGGATCGACGCGGTCAGGTTCGTCTTGTTGAGCGTGGAGGCAATCGACGCCTTCAGGCCGGTGTATGTGTCGAGGCTCATCGCATCACCCCATTCGACACGCCGAGACGGCCCGGAGCCGTGCGGAGATAGGCCCAATCCGGGTCATTGAGCTTGCGGGCCAGCTTGTCGGAATGGGCCGGGTCCATCATGTCCCAGCCCTCCTCGATCAGCCATTTTTGACGGACGATGGCCGGGACAGACGCCACGCGGCGCATTTCCCGGCTCTCGGTATATCCGTCGTTGTGGTTGGCCATCGCGCGGTTGCGGTCCAGAAGCGGGGCCACGTCCTGCGAGATTTTGACCTCGATGCCGCCCGAGCCGTCCGGTCGCCAGTGTTTGACGATGCCGTCCCTATCCTGGTGCCCGAACCGCCAGCCGCTCATTAGGCAGCCTTCTCAGCGGCTTTCTTGACGATCTCGACATAGTGGCGAGCGCGAAGGCCGTCAGCGATGCTCTTGAGGCAATCAAACTGGTCTTCGTACTCGTAAAGCTCTTCACCGCCACGGTTGGTGTGGTTGCCGGTGCTGATCTTGCCGTCCCCGGCTTCAAGCACGCGCACACGAACGATGGGGTCATCAATGATTGCTACATCACCGGCATTAGCGCCGCGAAATTCTGCTTGGGATTTGGCCACATCAGGCCCTTTCGGTTGTGAATGGAAAAAGGGGGTGAGTTGCCCCACCCCCTCAGTTCGATCAGGTCAGGTCAGCGATGACCGCCGAGGCTTTTTCGTTCCTGCACACGAGAGTCTTCTCAGCGATGATCTGGAACGGCATCGCGTCACCGACCTTGGCGAGCATTTCGTCCTTCATCGGACGCAGGGTGCCGACCGCCCAATACTCCGGGTCGATCAGCAGCACGTCGCGGGTCAGGCCGTACGGGACCGGAACCGTCGAGATCGAACCGAAGTCCGAGACGTACACGTCAGCAGCGCCAACGATGGTGGCCTGACCGTTGCCAGCATCCTTACGGATGTCAGCGATGCCGGTGAAGGCCGAGAACTGCTGCTTCTGGGTGGCGCTCATGTAGGCTTGCGAGGGACGCGCGCCGTTGTTGAACGCCGAGGCCAGAACGGTCTTCAGCAGGGCTTCGGTGAAGGCCCGCTGGGTGCCGTTGGTGGCAGCGGCCACGATGCCAGCCGAGAAGCCGCCCGAGGAGCCGCCCGCACCGCGAGAGACGTTGGACGACAGCCACGCCAGAGCGCCAGCCGATTCAGCAGCGGTCGAGGCATCACCCACGACCGAGGCATAGTTGCCGAGCATACGGGCTTCAATGTCCGTCGCCAGCTCCTCGCCCTTCTGGACCTTCTGCCACGCCAGTTCGGAGGCGACGCCAGCGTGATCCATGGCCTCTTGGGTGCCCGAAACCGAACCCATTTCTTTAAAGATTTGGCTGCGGTTGCCAACGCGGGTCGTGATCTTGACGGCGGTGGCGGCGGTCGTATCGCCCTGGACCTGCTTGTTGTCGCCGGACGGGCTACGCAGCGAGAAGGTCTGCCACTCGTGATAGGTCGAGGACGCCTTCTCTTTGCCGATGTTCGACGTGAACGGGGTCTTGTTGGCGGCGATCTTGTAGATTTTGTTTTCGAGGTCTTCGCGATTGCCAACGGTCGCGTAGGTCTGTTGGGTATTCGAGGGAACGGTCATCTATTTTCTGCCTTTCACTCGCTCTTCAGCGAGCATGAGCGCGACCGCGTCCTCCCGGCTGCCTGTCTGGGCAAACCGGTTCTTGAGGGTTTGGATTTCGCGCTGCGCGGAGGGAACTGCCGGGGGAGCCGCTGCGGGTCGCAGGGCTGCTTTCGGCTGTGATTTCAGGGTGGGCTTCAGGGCTTGCAGTTTGTCGAACTGCATGGCCTTCCAAGCTACGGTGACTTCGAGCGCGCCGACGTTGGCGATGTCTTGTTCCGCCACCCCATTGGAGATCAGGTAGGTCCGCAGTTCCTCGCGGTTCTGCTGACCGCGAACCGGATCAACCAGGTCTGGGGCTAGGGTCTTGAGAGCTTCAGCCTGTTCGGTGTGCCAAGTCTGACGCCGCACCTGCTCCGCTGCGTCCTTGGCGGTCTGTGCCCGCTGGACTGCATCTTGCTCGGCTTCGTACTGCGCCTTGAGTTGGATGTATTGTTGGGGGTTCTCGCGTGACAGCTTCAACCATGCGGCTGGCCCCATGCCCTGCCAGCGGCTCGCGAACGTGGTTTCGGCCTGTTGAGCCGCCGCCTCGATCCGATCCGCAAGCGAGGCCAGAACCTCCGCTTTAGCATCCGCCGCCTTCTTCGCGAGGGCAGCCTCTTCCAGCTTCTGCGTGGTCGCTTTGGAGCCTGCCTTTTCGTTCTCCTGCACGACTAGCTGGAGTTCGTAGGGCAGTTCAGCAAAGCGGGCTTTTGCATCCGCTGACCAGAAGTGCGGGGGTTCGATTGCCGGGTGTTCCGGTTCTACTTCCTCGTCAGCCTCTTCGCTTGCCGTCTCCGGTGCGTCGAGGTCAGAGGGCTGGTCACCCTCTGGAATGTCAGGCTCTTCGGCCTCCGGTTCAGCGGCCTCTACGGGCGCTTGCGGGGGCGGTGCAGTCTCTTCGACCGCAGGGGGCAGGGCTTCGGCCATGAGTTCGGCCACGACGCTCTCGCGCGTCGCTGGGGACGTGTCAGACATTGTCTCTCGGGGTGGCGTCGCTGCTCAGGGCTTGGCGACTAGGACCGGGGCCTAAGCCTCGGTGGAAAGCTCGGCAATCTGTCCGTTGGCGATGTAGCCAACGATCATCTGGCGCGCGGCGTCCACGGCCTGTATCGAGGCGTGAAGGCCGAGAATGTTAGCCGTGTCAGCGGGGGACGTGGCGATCAGCTTGGCGACGATAGCGGCCTTCACCGCGTCCATTGCCGGGTCGAGGATGTCGAGGGCCTGCTTTGCGGCAGCACCGAGAGCGACGGTTTCGGAAGCGTTCATCCGGGTTCACCCCCGACCGTGGAGCCATCGATCTTCTGGCTTTCGCTCTCCGCGTTCATGCGGATAGCTGCGGCCTTCAGTTGGGCCTCTAGCTCGATCTCACGCGCCCGCTGGTCCAACTCCACCTGCGCCACCTCGCGTTTGTGCTGGAGGTCGAACGCGGCCATTTCGCGCTTCATCTGCATGGCCTCCGCGTTCTCCTGGCGCTTCAGCAAGGCGCGCTCCTCAGCCTCGGCACGGGCAAGGGCGGACTTCTCTTGAGCAATCGCGCGGGCCGTCTCAATGTCAGCCTGCGCCCGCACCTGGGCCAGTTGCACGTCAGCCATCGCCTGCTGTTGCGCCAATTCCTGCTTGGCCTGCGCCTCTTGCTGCGCCATTTGGAGCTTGGCTTGAGCCTCCAGCATCGCCGGGTCAGGCTTGGGCTCTTGCGGCTGGCCCTCTTGCTCGGCAGGGTCGGTCAGGAACGGGTCGGCGGACTTGAAGTCGAGACCCTTCTCGAAAT